TGCCTTAGATAAGAGCATTATTAATAAGATTACTGAAAAGTTTATCAATATTAGTGCCAATAAATTGTTCTTAAAGAAAAATATTACTCTAACTGTAGAGCAAGATGTTAAAGATTTCATATCTGAGAATGGTTATGACATTCTTATGGGTGCAAGACCAATTGCTAGAACAGTTAAAGAATATATTGATAAACCATTAGTTAAACCTTTATTAAAAGGTGAAATTAAGGATAAAGATGCTGTTGTATTTAAGATGAAAGATAGTCAACCTACTTTTGAGGTAATCAAATACCAAGCTCCTGCTATAGAGACAGAATTAGTTACAACAGATAGTGCAATTAGTAATGAATAAAAAATTTAGCAATCATCTAGTAGCAATTAAAGCAACTAAAGGGTATAAGGTCGTATTTGGCCTTATACATACTTTAGATAGGCTAAAGATAGGTTCTGGAAAAAGAACAGGACCAACTACTAAAATTAATTTTGGCAAATACTACACATCTAGGATAATAGATGAAATTTAACTACACGAACACAAAAGCATTTGTGATTTTGTCAAAGTTTTATTGCACTTTGCATCTTTTAGAAATAACTTATACAAGTGGTGGATACCTAGACAAAGACAGTTATTTTTATTCAGTAATGAAAAAAGAATTTTTGGAGTTTGATGATGGGAGTGGGCACTTTAACGAATGGCACTAAAGGTTTTAAATATAACCATTATGACATGGCAAACACTAAAACAGCAGAACTTTATAGAAATTTACTTAAAACAATTATTAAGTTTAATTTTGCAAGTAAAGCATGGGAACATCAAATTCCTCCAGAAGAAGCTCATAAATATTTTATAATTAGAAAGATAGAAGAGGAACTAGATGTCTATGATAGAGAAGAAAGTAAAGTCTTTGAATAGATTCTTTACTATTCTAACTCTATCTATTAGAAATACATATATAGAAATATTATATGATGAAGGACTCAGAACGGTGATATCTGGTCCTTTTATGACAGGAGTAATGTCATTCTTACTATGGAAAAGTTTTTTGTTTTTATTTAGTGGATTGTTTTTTAGTTTGTTTTTCTTTATTAGTGCTATTCACTCTGATTATAGAAAGATTTCTTATCAAAAGAAAGAGCTAAAAAGAGCCAATCTTTATTGGACACTGAGAAGACTTGGTATCATGAAAGGAAAGTAATGGACGTTTTTATTGTAGGATTAATTACCATTGTTGCAGTTCCGCTAGGTATACTTGCTTCACCTATAGTAGTGCCATATGAACTATACAAAGAACATAAGATAAAAAGAAATGAAGAAAAAAGACGTATAATCGATAAGATGAGAATCACATTACATCGTTTAAACATATGAGGGATTATGAGAGTTAGACTAGTTTCAAAGACTGAAATTGATCAAGAATATTTAGAAGACTTAATGAAAGAGGCTACTGAAGACAATATTGAATTTGTTAAGAATGTGCAGAATACAGAAGGTTTAATTGCCTACATCGCAAGAGTTTCTTCCTCAGACCAAAAGAATCCTTCATATGCTGGACTTATCAAGTATTGTATGAATCATGGTCATTGGAGTATTTTAGAGACAGCTAACGTTGTATTTGAGATCGAGACAACAAGAGCTATTGCACCTCAAATTCTTAGACATAGAAGTTTTAACTTCCAAGAGTTCTCTCAAAGATATGCTAAAGTTGATGACGATGCTATGGAAGTATTTGAAGCACGACGGCAAGATAAAAAGAATAGACAGAATTCTATCGATGACCTTCCACCTGAAATTAAGATTGAATGGGAAGAGAAGCAGAAAGAAAACTGGGATAGAGCTGTAGAAGATTATAACTGGGCATTAGAAAATGGCATTGCAAAAGAAACAGCGAGAGCAGTTCTTCCTTTACAAGCTAAAACAAGACTTTTTATGAACGGGACTTTAAGAAGTTGGGTTCACTATGTAAATTTGAGAGCAGATATCTCTACTCAAAAAGAACATAGACTTATAGCTGAAGAAGTAAGAAAAGAAATGATCAAACGTTTCCCTATCATAGCTGAAGCAGCTGGATGGACAAATGAATAAAAAACAGTTAATAGAGCTATTAGTTAATAAAAAACACCATAAATTATTTGTTTATGATACAGAAGTAAATGAAACAAATAGATTAGTTGCATTATGTAAATGTGATTGTGGTAATAATGTTAAAGTTCTAGCAAGTAAAATAAAATCTGGTAGTAATAAGAGTTGTGGGTGTTTAAAGAAAGAACACAATGCTTCTTTTTTAGCAAATTTAATTAGAGGTAAACAACCAGCTCATACAAAGCCATTAGGCGATGCTAGTATGAATTTTGTTTATAAAAATTACAAAGTAAGTGCTAAAAATAGAAATTTATCTTTTAATATAGATAAGAATAAATTTAAAGAATTAACACAGAAAAATTGTCATTATTGTGATTCTGCCCCATATACAATAGCAAAAGCAAAAAATGGAAAAAGAAAACTAAATGGTGATTTTGTCTATAATGGCTTAGATAGAATTGACTCCCAAATTGGATATGAATTAAATAATGTTGTTACTTGTTGTAAATTTTGTAATAGACTTAAATCAAATTTAGTATCTTACGATGAGTTTGTAAAAATAATAGAAGTTTTAAAATTAAATAGAGGCGACAACATATGGGAATCGCGAGGGCAGCATGGAACCGAGCACACTAATACTAATCCTAAATGAAATATCTAAGATGGAAGATAAGAATCTTTCCATAGAATTAGATTGCTATGATCGCAATGAATTTAGGTCGGTATCAGCAAGACTCCCTAATGGCTATATAAAAATTAAGTTAGAAACTAATGGCAAGGAATATATCTATGTCTACTTTGATATAAAGGGTGCTAACTGTATTTCGACTGAAATGTACCTACCTCCTAAGATATTTAGATTATTTTATAAGCATGTAAGAGTATTTAATAAGTTTAAGAAAAAGATGGAAACTATTGCTATAAATAGAAAAAAGAGAGAATTAAATGAAGCGATAAGTAGAGCTGCTGTAGCAGCTTTCCCTGATATTTTTGAAAATGCAATGTTTGGAGACGACAATGATAAGTAAATTTTTTAGATTCTTTTTTCCAAGACCTAAAACAGAATTAGAAAGAATCACTGATCTTATAAAAGAAACAAAGTCAATTAAAAGTCTACACGGATCGAAAGACGATCATTTCTTTACATTAGACAATATAACAATTGCCTTTTCTTGGAGAGGAGATAAAGTTTTAATTAAGAGAAAAGATCATGTTATGTTTGTTTCTGAAAATCCTGATGAGGTTAAAACAGTATTTGAAACGCTCGTAGCAGTGTCACAGGAGCTAAGCAATGCTTAAGAGAGATAGAAAAGAAATAATGAATGAAATAGATCACCGTATTAGAAACTTAATGGGTGGAAATGGTGTCTACGATCAAAGTGGCGACAACATCTATATTCCTCTTAGATCTCCATATTCATATCAATCAATAGACGGTTATAGTAGCTACTATCCATCATGTGCTAACGGCTGGCCTCCACAACTAGTGTCTTACATTCAAGATGTAGCATTGGTTACGGCATTAGCGATTATTGACGAAATCTTAAATGAAAAAGAAATGGAGAAAAGATTTAATGAAAGGGCAGAGAAAGATCTACTTCAGTAAATATCTAGATAAATGTAGTGCTGATAGATTGGCAGAATTATTGATTTCTACTAGAAAATTAGGTCTTTACAAGAAACGTTTTGAAATAAATGATCTTCCATATGCTGTCCACTCTAGAATATTACTTTACTATATATCGAGGTAATTATGCATTCACCTTACAATAAATTTGAAGCAGATAGACACAATATGGCAAGTTTAATAGTTACTCTTCATATGCTAGGGATAATTCCTACTTTAGACATAGACAGACTAGGTGCTTCTTTATGGGAACGTGCTTCCAATTATGTTATATCTAGAAAATCTTTTAAATACCACTACGGTTGGGGTTACTAAAACCGATTCGATATAAACACAACGATCCTTCTCAGCAGTTCGCGGAAAGGTTTCGTTCTGAGATTAATCCGCGAACATTCTTTTAAAGGAGTTTTATGAGCTTTGAACATCATGATGATACAATTATTGTTAACAAATTTAATGAAGAATCTGCTAGAGAATTTAGAAAAAGAGTGTTTAAGGCATCGGCAGCCGATCCATCTATGCCAATCATTATATATATAGATTCTTACGGTGGATATGTAGATGCTCTTAACAATATGTTGGCAACAATGCGAATGGTTCCAAATAAGTTTGTTACAGTGTGTGTGGGTAAAGCTATGAGTGCTGGTGCAGCTCTTCTTGCTGCAGGTGACATTAGATTTTGTGATGTTGGCTCTAGAGTCATGATTCACGAATTATCTGGTGGTGCTGTTGGAAGTATTGATGATATTAAGACTGATGCTAAAGAATCTGATCGTTTAAATCTTCAATTAATGACAGAAATAGCCACAAGATGTGGAAAGACTTACAAAGAATTAAAACAAATAATCGTAAACAACGAAGGTAGAGATTTATATCTTACTGCTGAGCAAGCCAAAGAATTTGGAATTGTCGACTATGTAGGACTTCCTTCAATAAAGCCAGTAATAATGTACTCAATTGAAACTCTTCCAGAAAAGAAGTATGAAAAAATTGAAGACATGCTAACTAAAATTGAAGAAGACCCAAAAACACTTGATCATAAAACAGTTAAAACAAAAACACCAAAGAACCGTAAAACAAAAACCGGTTCGATAAAATCAAATAAAAAAGTTTCTAAGAAGAAATAATTGGAGGAGTTACTATGTCAGACGGCGAAAACACAGAAAAAGTTGTCGTAACTAAAGAAGATACCGATAACGTTAGGAATTATTCAGAGCATTTTGGAGTTCCACTTTCTGCAGAACTTGTAAAAGCGTTAGATGAATTCGATGCTGATCCTTCTTATAAAAACATGCTTAAGTTTAAATTAGAAATTGCAAAATGGATTAAAGATTGCACACACGAATCTTTTAAAGATCCTCTTTGGGATCACCCAAAAGAAAATGTTGCAGATATTATTTATGATCTTCAGTTCGATGAAGATGTTGCTAATGAACTTTCAAACGAATCAGATAATAAGGAAAGCTAGAGTTTACTCTGGCTTTTCTGGTTTTGGCATGTTTTTTAAATATTCTTTAGCTTTGGTGTAGTGGTATTTGTCTACAGCATTTCCACCAGCATTATGAGCATGATCGAGCATTTTACCCTTAATACGCTGACTTGCATATGTTTTAAAATTAGCTCCAGCTTTAGGGTTGTAATTGTGAAAAGCATCCATAAGACCATGCATACCAGCAGCATATAGATCTTCATGATCTATGTGAGAAGGTAGATTGTCTCTCATTGAATTAACGTGATAGTTTATAAGTGGAGCCCACTCTATTAACATGTCATTAAGATGGTCCCTTTCAGGGGCCTGTGGTTGAGTAGGTGCTTGTTGTGGTTTTTTAATTTCATCAGCCATAACTATATTATACCATAGTATCTTATAAAGGATTTAATATGTTTTATGAAACTGAAAGAATAGTAAGAAAACAACAAGCTTATGTAAAATCAAGAGCTTATGAAATTCTTAACGATTTTAAAAAAGCTGGACTATCTAATAACGATATTTTAGCCTGCATTGAATTAACTCTAATAAATAAGCCTGAAGATGAGGCATACGTAGAATTTCTTCTAATGGCGAAAAATTTAATTCTATTAGAAGGAGTCCATGATGTTAGAGAAGTTCAAACCAATTCTTAAAAAAGTTGCCAATATTACTATAGGCGTATTAGCTGGATTGATGGTATTAGTGTTGTTTTTTAATTTTCTTAATAAAGAAGATCAATCTTATGATATTAAGGATCCACTTATTGGAAATCATGCTGTCATCCAAATAAAAACAAAAGAAGGTGGTTTTTGTTCTGCTTTTGTTGTTAGTGATACAACTGCATTTACTGCAGGTCATTGTATAGACTTTGCAGAAAATCAACAAGTATTTGTTAAAAAAGATATTAAAAAAATTGAAGACGCATTGGGCAAAATACAGATAATGGCTTTCATGGCAGCACAACAATGTCCACAAGAAGACCCTAGATGTGTTGCTATAATGAATAAAATGGGTGAAGCGGTAAATCAACTTTCTCAAAGATTAGCTTATTTAAAAAGTTTAAAACCAACAGAATATGAAGTTTTAAATAGTAAAGGCGAAAACACTAAGATAATTGCAACTGCCCTACATAAAGAATTGGGAAGACAGGATTTTGGTGTTATTAAGGGTGATTTTAAGAATTTTCAAAAATTACCATTAATGAAAGGTTTTACAATTAAACAAGGTGACAAACTAAGAATGTGTGGTTTTCCAGGCGGAACTGTTCCTGCTGTATGTACAGATATGGTAGCAGATGGACCATATACTCGCATTGAAAAAAATTATGCTAACTTTGGTTATAGAACAATCGGAATGTTAGTTCCTGGAAGTTCAGGTAGTGCAGTGATTGATTCTAACGGTATTGTAGTTGGAATTGCAGTTTCTGCTGGTGAAGAATATTCGTATATAACTCCATTGGTAGGATTATATAACAGTAAATAAGGAGATTTATGAACGAGTTTGATATTTTAGAAAAGATATCACAGGTTTCTGGTAAAAATGATAAAAGAAGTCTATTAAAAGACAATAAAGATAATGTTCGTTTAGGTCAGCTCTTAGATGCTGGCCTAAACTTTTTTCGCAAGTACTATATAAATAAGTTCGATGTTCTTAGTTTTGTAGATGACTCTCAAGAACAAGATTTACATGATGAATTCATGTCTTTGCTTTCTAAACTTGAAAATAGAGAGATAACAGGTAATGATGCTAAAAGTCAAGTTGAGTCTTTCTTTCAAAAATGTACAAGTAGACAAGTAGAGTGGTACTCTAAAGTCTTAAGAAAAGATTTTAAAATGGGTGTTTCTGTCGATTCGGCAGCAGAACATTTTGATATCCCTACATTTGATGTTATGTTAGCAACAGATGGTAAGAAGTGTAAACAATTAAATAAGATAATTTCAGGAGGAGTATTTGTCTCTCCTAAATTTGATGGATATAGATGTCTAGCTATCATTGATAATGGTGATGTTAAGCTCTATTCTAGAAATGGAAGTGAATTCACAAACTTCCCTACAATACAAGAATCATTAGCAAAAGCATTTCCCAATAGAAGCTTAGTGCTTGATGGAGAAATCATGTCTGATGACTTCCAAGCTATGCAGAAATCAGCTTTTGCAAGTAAGCGTGGAACAACTGTTGGAGATGTTAAATACCATGTATTTGACACAATCCCAATGAACGAATGGAAAACTGGTAAGTTCTTAACAAAGAAAAAAGATAGATATCTTTTATTGGGGTTATTATCAGAATCATTTGATGATAATGTAAAACTAGTAGAACAAGGGTTTGTAACTGAGTTAGAAAAAGTTCTTGAATTAGAAAGATTATTTTTAACAAATGGTTATGAAGGAGCTATGGTTGTCCCCGACATTCCCTACTATAAAGGTAGAAGTTCTAATAAACTTATGAAGTTTAAAACGATGCAATCTCAAGATTGTACAGTTGAAGGAATGTATGAAGGTGAGAAAGGCTCTAGACTTGATGGAGTAATGGGCGGACTAAAACTTATCCAAGAAAATGGACTTAAATGTGAATGTGGAACTGGTTTTAGCGATGAAGATAGAAAATATATGTATGCTAATCAAAGTGAATTCATAGGAAGAATTGCTGAGATTAAGTATCAAGAACTGTCTAAAGATGGAGTCATGAGATTTCCTGTATTTGTAAGATGGAGAGATAATGGACCCTCAATGGGAAAAATCTAAAAATGTGATTAGAGAATTTTCATATACCTTAGAAAGATTAAAAATAGTAAATAACTTTACATTTGGTTTTCATCTTTGGAAAACTAGATTTTGGATTAAGTAATGTGTTATAAATGTGATGAAGACTTATACGACACAGTAGAAGAGTGTTATAAACCAGATGAACACGACATATGTGATGAGTTTTCATATACTCTAACTAGATTAAGAATACTAGATAGAACACCAAGAAGCTTTTGGGCACAATGCTTAACTATACTCCATAATTATGGAAGTGTTCAAGTTAGAGAATATGAGGGAGAGTTTTTTGGGGAGAATGATAGGTGAGCAAAAGTTATACAAAGCACATGGTCTTATATGAACATCTAAATAGACATGGTAGTTTATTTGGTGGTCAACTCATGGCTTGGATGGATATAGCTGCAGCCATTCATGCTGGCGAAATAATGCAGATGAACTGTGTTACAGTAAGAGTAGATGAACTAATATTTAAAGTTCCTGTTAAATTAGGAGATATTGTTACTTTCGAATGTGTTGAAGTAAGTAGAGGACGAACTTCTCTTACTGTAGGTATTAAGGTTACTAAAACTAACTTAACTGAAAAAGACGTGGAGGTAGCTACTTCAAACTTTAAGTTTGTAGCTGTAGATCAAGATGGAAAACCAAGCGATAAATGGAACTCAAATATACACACTTCATAAAGTGAATATATTTGCTAGATTGGTCTCAACCCTTCAATCGCTCAAGATCATGCCTTATGATGTAAGAATTATTGCGTCTAAAAGAAAAATAGGCTTAATCTATGAAGAATAGGGTAAATAACCTCATAACAACTAACCCTATACAGAAGACGTATAATAATCCACAGCAGAAGTATACTGCCTTAAGGTTTTTTAAAACGTTGAAGAGACTAGGTATATTAAAGAAGACAGCATGGATAGAAGGTGATCTAAGAATGATCAACACGATACAGGTAAAATATGAATAAAAAAGTTGATTGTATTATGAGATTATTGGTTAAAAACGAGTGTTATATAGACATTTGTGCTTGGCTTATAGAACAGAAATTTACAGAGCTATCTGAGGTTCAAACTAAAATAAGATTACAAGAAAGAGCAGAATTTATATACTTTATCCTAAAAGAAGCAGAAGAAAAAGAGAAATTAATGTTACTAGATTTTGAGTGGACTATACTTCCTCTTGAAACTATTAAAATTACTTGTGTAACTGAAAGAGAAAAGAAAGAATTCACATACGGACTTTAGAACGATACCAAAAATTAAAATTTGTATAATATTATTATGATTGATTGACAAAACAACTTGTCAATATTTTAAACGTTTGAAGGAGTAAATATGACGGTATTATCACAAAAAGACGCAGTAGTAAAAGAAGTAAAAGCAATTCTTGGCTCTTCTTACAATTCTTCTACACCTGCAAGAGATCAGTTGTCTGATGAGCAATTGAAATCTATCAGATCTAACATCACTCAAGGAATCTTAAATGGTTCTGTTGAATTTAAGAAAGAAAATGTATCGGAAGAAGAAATTTCCAGATATGTTTCTGGAATGGTTTCAAATCATCTTAGAAAAGCTAAAGAATTAAATGGTGGTGAAACGTACGTTCCACAAACTACTGGACGCGGATCAAAAGATCCACAAATTGCTGAATTAAGTAAATTATTAAAAACATATTCTGAAGGTTCTGAGCAGTATACACAAGTGCAATCTGCTATTGAATCTAGAAAAGCTGAATTGAGTGCTTTCAAAGCATCCGCTGCGAAGGAAACTAGAGCTAAGAAAGCACCAGCAGCGCCATCTATTAATATGGATGTTTTACCAGAAAGTTTAAAGCATTTAGCAAATTCTCTACAAAATAACTAATAACTACTAATTCCCCCACCCCCAAAAGTA